CCGCCGACCAGATGCAAGCTCTCATCGTGGCTGCTTGCACTGCCGCCGCTATCAGCAAGCCCGTTCAGGAGAAGCTCGCTGGTACCATCCCCCAATTCTTAAACGCGCAGGGTAACCGTAGTATGGTCGGCCTCGCTTCCACGGGACTCCTCGCTGGCATTGCCTTTTACATCGCTCGCAAATATGTGTAAGCCTTAGATATCTATGAAATTCTTATTTAACACAGCGTACGAAACGCCTATACCAACTACAAGGCTCCCCGCGATAGCGGCGGAGGCGTACGCTGTACCCTCGGGTTTTCTACCAAACTCTTTTAAGTTTTTCTTGAGTGACAAAGAAAAAGACGATTTCGCTCGCGCCTCTAATAACAGTGTCATGAATAAACCAGCGGCTATGACAGTAGCAATCATAGCACCCTGCGATATACTACCGACAATGTTATTCCTGGACATGAACCATATGTATAAAGGATATATTACAGTGAGCATCACGGTATTCACCCACTCGTGCGTTTCGGTGCGGATGATAATAGTACCCAAGAACATTAAGAACCACGTCGACACAGAAAGACCGATTTGAGACAACGACGGTTGTGGAATCATAGCATCCATTATATAATATAATATACATATACATATTATTATTATTTATCCATCACATGCTTCCCACAAAATGGTGTCCTCTCTGAGATGACTTCGTATATTCCTATGGAGACAGCTTCATTCCTGAGCTTTTCGAACTGCCCCCAAAAATGTTTACTGTGAGAGTATTCGTCGACTGTGCAGTGTGACAGTTCGTGAAGTAACACGTGGAATATTTCATTGACTTCCCCATCTATACACAGACCAATTTCAGCACCCTTGTTCGCATTATACCCCACGGCCCCCGACATTTTACGATGCGCGATGATAGGGATTTCTTTATATAACATCTTAAAGTCTTCATTACCAGTGGCTATCAAGTGTTCCCGGAGTACCTTGTACTTTTCCTTCACTTCTACTAATTTAGTATCCTCCTTTGTATATAAAAATATGATGATGTTAATGATGACTAACACGATCAGAGCTATCATTTTTATATACAAATATAAATTTACTGTATAACCTCGAAATTGGATTTCCCGAGAGACCTTCCCAATGTTCCATAGAAAACCCCATGTTTTCTAAATGCGTCACGAGTAAATCACGGTGTGCTAGTGGTTCGGGTCTCGGGCCATCAGCGTAGTACGGGGTATCCACCAAGTGCACGTATAACTTTTCACCAAAGTCACCGTTACTCGTCCCGCTTAGTTTGAAAAAGTTTCCTGTGGTAGTATCGTTCAAAGGTGTCCTGAATATAATTTGTTCTGAGTCGGGTATGATACCTATCAACTTCCCCCCTGGTTTCAAACGTTTTCTAATTTCATGAAGTGTATTGGTGAATATTTCACGTGTTTGGAAAATGTAGTGTAGGGAAAAGTTGTAACAGATGATATCATATTTCCTATGGGGGCATGCGAAAATATCACCGTGGTAAAAGTTCACCCGAATCTTTAGATTCTTCGCACGGTTCTTCGCCTCTTCTAGGGCTTCGGCATCTGGTTCACACATGCTTAGATTGACACGCGCGTGACGCCATTTTTGAAGATCCCCACCGAAACCACACCCTACATCGAGCACACTATCACCTTCACGCGCGATAGATGCTATGAGGTTCCGCTTTTCATCGTTGTGGAGGCGGCGTATCTCTTCCATGATGTTACTATTGTCAAAAACTTTAACTCACTTAGGTTACTTAAAGTTTAGTGGCGTATAGAAGATATAATGTCTCTTGAGCAAGATTATACAACCGTTCCTGGTCAGCTCTTCGCATGCATATCGATCGTCGGACCCGATGCACCGCAGAAGAATGATAAGTTTGGTATTAAGATCCGAGGCGGTTTTGCGACGCGTGAGGAGGCGGCGAACCACGCGAAACGTCTGCAGAAGGAGGATGCAACGTTTGACATTTACGTCGTTGATATGTACAAGTGGCTCCTCATCCCCCCGGACCCCAGCAAGATTGAGGATGCCCACTATACCAATGAGAAGCTCGAGGAACTCATGACCGGATACAAGGAGAACCAGGCCATGGCTGCCAAGATGTTCGATGAGCGTAAGAGGGATATGATCACCACCAAGGTTGGTGGAGAGGCCATCTTCAACAAGCCCGGAGATGAGAACTCCCAGTTTTATAATCGTCCCGATGAGCCTCCTATCAGTCACCCCGCGGAGGTTCTCGAGCGCCTCAAGCGCGAAAAGCCTGATGCATCGATGGAGGATTTGGTCAAAGAGGCTGACACCGTCGTCGCTGGTGAGATTGAACAGCGTCGCAAGCAGCGCGAAGCCAATATGGCAATCCCAGAGGGGGATGAGAACTCCACGGAGACTCAGGTTTCGGAGAACCCAGCAAATGTTGGAGAGGAAGTGACTTCCACGTAATTATACACACATCAGCATCACAGCCTATCATATCATAGGCTTTGCCTTTGTAGCTCAGTTGGTCAGAGCGTTGGTCTTGTAAACCAAAGGTCCCGTGTTCGAATCACGGCGGAGGCATCCATATTATTAAAAAAAATAAACGTTTTTATTAATAATATGTTAGTGTTACTTATATCCATACTCGTCGCTCTCGGATTATTATTAGGAATATATTTTTATGTTAAAAAAGAACAGATTATGAAAAGTGAACCCAACGCTACTGATATACTCACTGATAATTTAAAGGACCCCTTGATTACCAGTAGAGCATATTTTACCGAACCATCTACGGGTCCTATAGGAGATTTTACCGGATATTCACCCATGTCTCAGGATGACTGGTTGCATAGTTTTACCCATGAAGAATCCCAGGATGAACGCAGCAAATATGACAAGATACGCGGTTTTATCTAAGTTTGTGAATATATCGGGTTTCGATGGTTCCGGTGACGGCGGTGGGGGCATCATGTGTTGAGGGGCGTAATAATATTCTTGTGGTTCGGAGTTACGAATAGGTTCTTCATCCCTCTCAGCAACTTGGGGGTTATATTCAATTGGATTTCCAATGTCTGTATCCATATGTATAGTAGCAAATTATTTTTTTAAGCGTCTTCTTCCTCATCTTCTTCCTCATCTTCCTCGTCGTCCTCATCGTCAACCACAAACCCTTTCAGGTTACCATTTTCATCGGCATCTTCGTCCTCATCGTCACACTCGTCTTCATCCTCAGTCTCACAGAGGTCGTCGTCGTCGTCGTCATCAGAGTAATCATCATCGTCGTCTGAATGGGAATAATCATCCTCGACATCCTCCTCCATTTCGAGACGTTCGGGTTTCTTGGAAACACGACCGGAGCGGGTAGTAGTCGAAGCCATTAGTACTCCATATAACATTCTCTCTTTTAAATGTATTTCTTTTCACGTTCGAAAGCGATTCCAATCCTCTGTCCGAGTTCTGCAATCTCTCCCTGAACATCGGGGTCTATGGGAGACATGTAGAGGGGTATCTCATTCAGATGATGAATAGCCTTATAAAGAAACTGTGCATCCATGTACTCAAGCGCCATCTGTATATTTGCGTAAAACTGACCGTACGAATCTTCATGGATACCTGAATATTTGTGTGTTTCTTTTATAAGTTCGGTGAGTACAGTGTCATTCATTTTTATTTTTATTTGTGTTATCATGTATGCAAACACTGCGATGATGAATAGAGCTATCATTCTATAGTACCTTTACAATTTTTTCTGCGAGTGTATGTTCACGTGTAGTACAATTACACTTTTGTTGAATGATAGCTTTCTTTTTCTTAATGACAAAGGGTACATTTATCTTTTCACACCCCCCACACACCATGGTGGTATCTATTTTACACTGATTTGCAGACTTTGTGAGACTTTTGATTTTCACATCTGATGTGGTGACCATGTGTTTATTTATGAAAGTGTTCAATAAGTCTACTGGGTTTGTAGTGTCCACAGGGGTCTCGGGTTTCGGAGAAGAAGTTCTAAACATTAGTTTGGAATATCCATTTGGATACATGGCCTTGTAAATCTTATCGGGAAGTATGTGGGACCTTCCTGAAAAGTCTTTACAAAATCCATGAAGCCGACCCTTGTTTGTCTCACACCTACAGAAACATTTTTGGGTGATAGTGTCACCCTCGATGAGAAACCAAACGTGATTGGAAGCGTGCTTTCTTTGGATATTTTCACAGTACTTAGAGTTTGTGGAAACTAAAAATATTTTGTCGTGTATATATATTTTTGAGACATCAGATGATTCCTGACCATACACGTTTTTACGAATAAATGTTTCGATAGTATTTTGAACTTCTAAATCTTGGAAAACATTTTTAGTCTCTTGCATGCTAAAGGATCCCTCCTCTCTCGTGGAACCCTCGACTATAACATGTTCAGTCGCCTCTGTACGAAGGGTAGCCATGTGCATGATATCCACACTCGGTTCACGGTCGTGAATATGACTGAGGGTACCGTTATACAAGATAACCGGTCGGTACTGCCCCTGTGTCACTCTCCCCTTTTCACACCCCTCACAACCTGCACCGCCACACGCATCATGCTTCGCCTTTTTATGCGACCAGGGCATACGGAACCCACTCCCCTTTGCATTCTTCTTTCCAGCACCGTAGACTGAGGTATCCACGATGTCTCTCCAATTCTTTGAGGGGAATAGAATTGTGAGCGCCGATACGATATGAGAATGAAGAGCCATAGCAGACCCATGATCCACCACGAACCCCGACCAGTTTATATGAATACCATGTTTGATGAGTTCCCCACAGGTTTTAGGTTCCGCTACAGATATGAGTGCGTTTTTATCTGTAAATGTTGAGACACGGTCACATATAGTCCTACATACTTCTTCGAGTGTGTCGAATGATAACTCTTCTGTATCTTTGTAATCGAGATCCACAAAAAAATGAAACTTTTCAGTCTTTTGTTCTACAACAAATAACTTTTCACCCCCTTTGACAGCGTCTATGTACATAGTATAAAAGTCATTCAATCTATCAAACGGGACAGATAGTATACCACCATCCATGAGCACGTGTGATAGATTGGAGCCCCCGTGACAAAAACCCTCTTGCTTGCACCAACGTTTAAACATACTCCTTATACTTACATCGTATTATTTTTTTAATATTCTTCATCGCACCAAATTGAGCTACGACATGAAACATCCCTACACTCTTCTTCGACCGTAGTCAGATGCTTCTTCATGACCATGAGCTCGTAGACCGTCTTAGTTTCATGTTCCCTGACCCAAGCCTCCGCCTTTTCCTCTGAGTATTCTTTCCGGTCTATCAAAATATTTTTCATTTGCATTAAAATATAGTTCTTAGACTTCATTATTTAATAGCAAACGTTTTTCTATTGAGGGAACTCATGCATGCATAAAATTCTGGATTCCTTACCACATTATGTACTATACGGTCCCATTGGGTGCGAGCATTAAACTCTGATAAAGTGTCAAAACTCATAAAGTCATTCTCATCATATGTACGCTTCATCTGTATCTTCTTGGTGTGCATCTTGTATTTCTCATCGTTAAATTGTTTCACCAAATCAACCTGGTCAGTAAGTGAGTAATTAACATAAAATATGAAAACTGAATATTCTAAATCTACCTGGGGACTTTCCTTCACTGTAAATGTAAAACTCGTGTACTCACCTTTTTTAAGGGACACCACACCCCGAGTCTCCTCTTCTAATTCCCTGAGTGCACAACGGAGTGGATAAAATATCTCCCTGCGCCTACAGCCTCCTGTAACAAATATCCATTCTTTAAATCGTCGGTCCCTCACTGTGAGAAACCTGGGTGTACCACCCGTAAAAGTTACTGGTATCGCGATAGCCTTGTGTTTCTTCATTGCTCGGGGCAATTCTATAATCTCCTAATATGTTTATTCAGACGATTCCTTCTCAGCGATGGTGACAGATTTCTTGCGCGTCACAGCCACCTTCGGCGGTGTCGGCTCTGGGGTAGACACCACCGGAGCAGGCGCCAAATGAGGGACCTCCGTGTATACCACGGATTGCTGATGCTTCTCCGCCATGGCAGTGGTAAACTCCTCCTTGGCAGTGGTAAACTCCTCCTTGGTCTTCTTGAGCTCCTTGAACAGGTAGACAGTCGCGGCGATGCACACGGCAACAGCGACGAGAGTAGCAGTGTCACGGTCAAACGCAAACATTCTAATTCAATAGTGCATCTTGCTTTTAAGTAGATATTATAGCACCCATCTGGGTTTTATCGGTACTGGGACATTGATATCCTTTTTGGGCAAATTGAACTTCCTGGTAGTGTCCATCTTTACATGGGGCATCGGGGAGTTCAACATACTTATTTAACGTCCCCGATTTCGGGTCGTATGTGAGGAGGAATATAAAGGCGGCGAGGAAGAAGAGTATCCACATATTATTGTTGGTGGGGAAAAGAATTGACAATCGACTGCTTATGCAGTCGGTGAAGTCCGGAACCCATTCCAAATCGTTCGCCTCTTCGGTAATTTATTTGGGTCTGGGTTAAACACGATGAGTACGACGAGGATGGTTAGGACTACAATTGCGGTGTTCATTATATAGTACCGAGTTTTTTTAGTTCGAGTACATAAGTCCACCCATCCCATTTTCAATTCTGAGGATGTTGTAGTTCACACCGTAAATGTCATCCTCGTGATTGGCAGTGTCGCACACGAGGCGAGCGGAGTCGATGCGACTGAAGTTCAGAGAACCCGTGGGCTGGAGCTTGCAGGTGTCGAGGCAGAAGGGGTACAGGAACAGCTTATTATTGTGTCCGGAACCATCCTGATCCTTGGAAGCGTTCGTGTGGTAGTAGGCGGGCACGGCGGTGAAATGGGGATCCACGTACTTGAAGTCCGTCACATCCGTGCCGTTAATCTGCAGCTTCAGCTTGTTGTTAACACCAGCGATGGTGAGCGTCGAACCGTCGGCAGTCGCCAGGGCCTTCACGGGATGGTTGAAGTTAATCTCCTGGATCCTGGACTGCGAGGCGATCGCACGCTGGGTCTGGGTGATGAGCATGTTCTGAGGGGCGGCCGCAAGCGCCACGCGCTCGTCAGTGTCCAGGTACACGTAGTGGGCGTAGCACTCCCACTTGTCCGAGAGGGCAGCACCCCACGTGATGCGAATCTCAACGTCGTGGTACTGGAGGGCGATG